CCCCCTGGGGTATCGAGGAGGCCCAGGAAGGGGCCATGCAGCCCCGATATCATCCGGATGGGTTCGTGTTGCCTCGGCTTGAGACTAAGCCCCCCAGCGCCGTTACGGGGACTCATGGTGGGGACGCTGCTAAGTGGCTGGCTGAGGTGTATGGGATGGAATTGTTCGGGTGGCAGCGGTACGCGTTGGATCGTGCGCTGGAGCATGACAAGGATGGGGTGCTGGTGTGGAGTACTGTCCTGATCACAGTCGGCCGCCAATCCGGCAAAAGCTGGCTCAGCAGAGGATTGTGCCTCTGGAGGATGCACCAGGCTGAGTTGTTTGGTGAGACCCAGACGGTTCTCCATATTGCAAACAAACGCGCCACCGCTATGGAGGTAATGAGACCGGCAGGACATTGGGCTGTGGAAACGTACGGGAAAGGGACGGTTCGGTGGGGGAACGAACGCGCCGGTATCGAGTTACCTAGCGGTGACCGTTGGATCATATCGGCGAGTAACGATTCCGCCGGTGTGGGATTCAGCATCTCCATGTGTTTCGCTGATGAAGCCTGGCAGATCCCCAGGAACGTAATTGACCAGAGTATCGGGCCCACGATGATTATGCGGGAACAGCCACAACTCTACCTGGTATCCACGGCAGGTGACTCCACTAGCGACTTGATGATCACTTACCGAACGAGGGCACTTGACCGGCTCGCGGAGGAGGATGGGGCTAGTGTCCTGCTGCTCGAGTGGAGCGCACCCCCCGAGGCTCACCCTGATCTAGTATCTACCTGGAAGTGGGGTTCACCCCAATGGAGCGATAAGCGTGAAGCGTTCCTAGAACAGCAGCATGCCAATGTGGAGGAGGAATCGTTCCGCCGAGAGTACTTGAATCAGTGGGTGACTAAGGCTAACCATTGGTTGAAGCCAGCGTGGTGGCGTGACACGTTAGACGAGGACGAGCCTTTGCCAGTGGAGGGCGTGTGGAGTGTAGTGGTGGAATCTGACTTCGACGGGCAAGGCCACGCAGTGGCTATCGCCTCACCTAACGAGGAAGGGCACATTGTCACCCGAGTAACCACACACAGAACCATGGGCCAGGTCGATGAGCGACTAGCTGAGATCCGTGCCGAGCATCCCAGCGTGTATATCTTAGTTACTCCAGGATATGTCGACAGACTGACATCAAGGTTCGACACTCTAGTGGGCCAACGCGAGATGGTAGTGGCGACACAAGTACTCCAGGACATGTTTAGTCGTACACAGATCCGCCATGACGGAAATATAATCTTGCAAGAACACTTTGCTGGGACACGTATCGGGATGAGGCAAGGCGGATGGGTACTCACTTCGCCGATGGGATCTAGCGGGATCTACGCAGCCAGGGCGACCGCCCTAGCGATCAGTCAGGCAGCGAAAACCCCCAGGGGCATGGCGACAATTAGATCTAGGCGCAGGCAGTGACAGTGACAATGGTGACAATGAGACACGCGCAAACCACGCAAAGACTTGATAGGTTGTCAGGTGTATGATATGGGTCTACCATATGGGGATGGTGTTCCCCCGAGCCCTAAACGTACGGAGAGGGTTTGAGTCCTCCCAGGCGAATCAGGCAGCGCAAGCTTCTGAGCCCTCTCACGTACGCGACTCAGGTGGGCTCATAGCCTTACTGCGAAATAACCTGCAAGTAACCGCCACAGCTGCCGACGCTATGCAAGTTCCAGCTTTCGTGAACGCCCTGAAAATGTTCACCCACACCATCAGTTCCTTTCAGTTGCGGGAATACCGCTACGACGCGCCAGTGGCGATCCGATCGTTTCTACAAATGCCATCACGGGTGCTCCCATATTCCGGTGTAATGAGCCGCACCATCAACGACCTGATGATGTACGACCGCGCCTACTGGCTCGTGACGCGCAGAACTTGGGATGGCTTCCCCAGCGAGATTAGGGTAATGAGAGTCGAGGACGTAACCGACTCACCCGCTTACTACGGTGGCGGCGGGCAAGATGACTCAGAGCCACCCGCTGACCCTTTCTATTACGAGGGCAGGCAAGTCCCCACCTCCGATGTAATCAAGTTTTACGGCGACGGCCTAGGCGGTGTGCTCGCAAATGGAGCCACTGCTATCAACACGGCGGCAGCCCTCGAGGCAGCGACAATACTTTACAGCGAGACCCCCATACCGACTGTCGCACTCAAGAACAGCGGCCCGGATCTCCCCGCACACCAAGTTGATCTACTGCTTGATGCGTGGGAAGAGGCACGGGCAAACCGTGGAACCGCGTACCTATCTAACGCGATAGACGCGCAAGTGATGGGGTTCAGTGCCCGCGACGTTCAACTCGTCGAGGGTAAGAACCTTGCCGCGACACAGATTGCAAGACTATTTGGCCTCGACCCGACATGGGTGGGGGCCGGTGTCCCAGGTTCAAGCCTCACCTACTCATCGAGGGTTGATCTGTATAGGCAACTGCTAGACACGGCGTTACGCCCCGTAATGATGCTAGTCGAGCAGCGACTATCCATGCCAGACATCACCCCAGTGGGCCACACGATTAAATTTGATACGACCGGCTTCCTGCGGGGCAACCCACTCGAGACAGCAGACCTCATCACCAAACTATTGCCCACCGGAGTCATCACAGAAGATGAAGCCAAAATGATTATCGACCTACCAACACTCGGCGTGTACAGCCAGAGCAGGGAGTAAACATGAAGGAACTTAATACCGAATCTACAGTCATATTCGAGGAGCGCGAAGAGGGCGCAAGCAGCGACATTGTCGGCTCTGGTCATGGCCTAGCGGTTCCTTATGGCGTTGAGACGATGATTGGCGGAATGCGTGAATCGTTCGCTCCGGGATCTTTCGACCTGGAAAACGTCATTGGAAAACCCTTGGCCTATCGACACCAGGAGCCTGTTGGGAAAATCACCGGCGCAGAGAACAGAGAAGATGGACTGTATATTGACTTTAACCTGGTCGACACAGTACAAGGTCGGGATGCCGCAGTGCTTGCCCGCACCGGAACCATCAAAGGCTTATCGGTGGGGTTCAATCCACTTAAATCAGCAATGAATCGCGCTAAGGATTCAATCCAACACACTGCAGCCAACCTACTGGAAGTTTCATTGACCCCATACCCAGCATACGCATCAGCGAATGTTGAAAACATCAGAGAAAATGAAGGAGTAACAATGTCCGAGACAATCGAACAGGCCGAGACTGTCTCGGTAGACAGCGAAGCCCGTGAAGCAGTCGCTTCATTGCGTGAAGACGTAAAAAACATCGAGGCAAAGGCTTTCGCTGGCGAGGAAACGCACGAGCTGGCCAAGTACCGTTCACTCGGCGAGTACTCGCAGGCAGTACTCAGCGGCGACCAAGAGTCCCGCGCACTCGTAGACCAGACCACTCCCAACAACCCCGGAGTGATGGCTCCGAACTGGATGCAACAAGTTAAGAACATTGTGGATCTTGGTCGTCCAGGTATCACGGCGTTCGGTGTTGAGTCAGCCGGAACCAGTGGCCTCGACTTTGCATGGCCCTATTACGACGGGTCAATTTCGAGCATCGTTGCCGCCCAAGGATCCGAAAAGACTGAAGTCAACAGCGTCCGTATCGACATGAAAAAAGGAACAGCCAGCCTCGTGACGTATGGCGCTGGATCTGACATTTCATTCCAGCTGCTACAGCGGTCCAGCCCTAGTTACCTGGATGCACATAACCGCATTATGCTTAACTCGTACGCACTCGTCACGGACAACGTGTTTGTTGACGCGATGCTTGCCGGATCAACCCCACAGAATTACAACTTTGCAGCAGACACCACAGGAACCCCTTTCCGTGAAGCTGTGTTTACAGCGTCAGTTAATGTGGAGACCGCTACAGGAAACGCCGCGGAATTTGTCCTCGTGGCCAGCGACGTATTTACCAAGATCGGTGGGTGGACGAGTTTTTTCCCTCAGACATATGGCACACAAAATGTCAGCGGCGTCGCAACGGCAGGTACTCTCGGCGTGAGCGTCTCCGGCTTGCCAGTAATCCACGACCGTAACCTTGCTGCCGGTGCAGTCCTGGTGTCTAACAGCTCGGCAGCATCCTGGATCGAAGTTAGCCCACAACTAGCTGCAGCCGATAATGTGAGCCAGCTAGGCCGGGACGTAGCTGTATATGGCTATGGGGCATCCGCGTTATTTAATGCGCCAGGCGTTCTTAGCCTCGAGGTTGTATCAGCAGCCAAAACAGCCACAGTTAAATAGTTACGAGAGGAAGCCGATCACATGCCACTGCTCACAGGCGAGGGACTCGCCGATAATCTAGAGATCGCATACGTTGCACCCGACGCTGCAGTTCTTGATGATGTCGCAGCGGCAGCCTCCGACCTGATCGGCTTCCTCATAACTGACGCGGCAGTACTAGCGGAGCCACCAGCCTGCCAGCAGGCAGCCATGAGTGTGGGTGTGGAAATATTCCAGGCCCGCACATCGGCTGGAGGCGAGAGTGTTTCGATGGACTTCACAGCAGGCCCGTATAGGTTATCCGTGTGGGTAACTAAACGAGTGATGGCACTGCTAGCCCCCTATCTAGACATGAAAACACAGGTCGGGTAATGGCGCTCACGACTGAGGCCAGGGCCATGCTCATCACAGCGTTTAGTGGTCACGGATACCGAATCTACGACACAGTGCCAGGAACACCCATCACACCCAGTGTGGTGATTGTGCCGGATAGCCCCTGGATCGTCCCGAGCCGCCTAGGCAGCACATTAAACTATCGTTGCCGGTGGCGCGTACTCATTAACATCAACGCCCGAGTGAATGATACGGCCACGCTGCAAACAGAAACAGCCGTGGACACGTTACTCGCCCAAGTGCCTAGTAATTTTAGTGTGGAATCCGTAACAGCCCCCACATTACTGTCGTTAGGTTCACAAGGAACCGTCATAAGTACGGAAATAAATCTATCCATTGAAATGAAGGAGTAACTACAATGCCAGCAGCCATATCAGTCGCAGGGGCAGCCTTTACGGTTGATCTCGGCGGCGTCCAGTACGAATGCCAGATCTCCGCAGGGTCCGTGGAAACGACGCCGACTATTTTACGCACCCGTACGTTGTCGTGCGTGGCCTACGACCAGGTTGACTTGATGTCGACCGTTAGCCTTGACTTTCTGTATGATGAAAACGCGGGCATGTACGAAGCACTCCAGACAAGTATTGCAACAGCCACTCCAGTAGCGATGACCATCGCATCAACAGTCGGCGCATGGGTATCAACAGCCATGTATGTGAACGCCTGCAATGTTTCGTTCCCAGCCGATGGGATCGCCAACTGCACCGTAGGACTCGAAGGCGAAATCGCGTTCACTTAAACAACTCGAGCGAAGGGGAACACCCAATGTATCCAAAACTAAAGATCGAATCAGATAACCACGAAACGATAGAGATCGAAACACTACCCGTGGATTTTATGATGTACGAGGAACTGCAAGGAACCAAGCCAGCCAGCGAACAGGGCATGAGGCTCACAATCGCCTACTATTATTTGGAAGATAAAGAGCCAGGGAACCTCGCCACAGTGAAACTGTGGGCTAGACGCAACCGGGTGAAGGTGGAGATGGTGAGTGAATCAGCTGAGGTTT